GCCCGATCTGCTGAACAAGGTCATCGTTCAGGGGCGTACCTGGTCAATCGTGCCGCCGCTGAAAGAGATCAACCCAGCGGGGACACCGATTCTGTACGAGCTGCAGGTACGGTCATGAGCCGCGCGGGTTCCGGGCAGTCCGGCAGCTTCGCCCTGAGTCTGGCCGAATTCGCGGCTCAGGCCACGGAAGCCATCGACGCCAGCCTGCGCGAGATCATCATTGAGGTCGGCAGCAGTGTTATCCGCATGTCACCCGTGGGTAATCCCGAGATATGGGCGCAGAACGCGGTGGCAAGCCAGTACAACAAGGCCGTCGACGATCACAACAGCAACCTGCGCAGCGATCCGGACAACCTGACGAAGGCCGGTCACCTCAAGCCGGGTCGCAAGCTGAACGACGGCATGGAAATTGTTGGTCCGGAAGGCTACGTCGGCGGGCGGTTCCGGGCCAACTGGCACCTTTCGATTGATGTCGTCGAAGACGTCACCTTCGACGAGGTTGATCCAGGCGGCCAAGAGACGATCGCCGCTCTGGTCTCGGCGGTCAGCGACTTCACCGCTGGACAGACTGCCTACCTCATCAACAACCTGCCTTATGCGATTCCGCTTGAGTTCGGGCATTCGACCCAGGCACCCGCCGGCATGGTCCGCATCACCGTGGCCCGCTTCCAGCAGATCGTGCTGGAGGCCATCAGGAACAACCAGGTATGAGCCACAACATCATCGCGTCGATCTTCGAAACTAAGCTGATCAACTGGGCGAAAGCCTTGCCGATACCCCTGAAAGTCGTAGTCGAGAACGAGGCCTACACGCCCGTCGACGGCGCTACCTACCTGAAGGCGTTCACGTTGCCAGCCGACACTGCGAGTAACACGCTCGGTGGCGACCACAAGCTGTACACCGGCGTGTTCCAGGTCAGCATCGTGACTCCTTCGGGCAAGTACCGCGGGGCGGCCGGTGCGCTGGCTGACCAGATCGCCGCGTTGTTCCCGCTGTACGAGCGAAACACGAGGGGTGGGCTGACTGTTGTCACGATGAGCCCGGTCGACCCCGGCCCAGGCATTCTCGATGACACCACCTACACGGTCCCGGTCTCGTTCCTGTATCGCGCCGACACCAACTAATTCGCCCATTGGGCAAACCCAGAACCCGCCATTGAGCGGGTTCTGTCATTTCTGCACAGAGGAAACCCCCATGGGATACAAGATGCCCAATGGCGCGACGTTTGAACACGCCGCCACCTACGCCGCTCCACTCGCATTCTCGGCAATCTCCAACGCTACCGAAGCGGTCTGCACCACTGTCGGCGCCACGCTGGTTACTGGCGATATCTTGCTGGTCACCTCTGGCTGGACGGCGCTGAACAACAAAGTGGTTCGGGTGAAGACTGCGACCGCGACTGCGATCACGCTGGAATTGATCGACACCACCAGCACCACGATCTTCCCTGCCGGCTCTGGCGCGGGCACCTTGAAAAAAGTTCTGACCTGGGCGCAGATCCCGCAAATCACCGACGTGGCGTTCTCCGGCGGCGACCAGAACTACCAGGACGTCGTCTTCCTTGAGGACCAGCAAGGCCGCCAGATCCCGACCGACAAAGCCGCCGCCAGAATGGTGCTGACTGTTGCCGATGACCCGACCCTGGCCTATGTGCCAATCGTGATCGCCGCCGACCTTGCGCAGACCTGCCAAGCGGCCCGCTTGAACCTGCCCGGCACCGACAAGCTGTACTACGGCGCCTACACCTCGTTCTCGCTGCAACCGGCCGTATCGCGCAGCAACATCCTGACTCGCACCGTCTCCCTGGCCTTGCAGGCCGCACCTACTCGCTACCTGACGTAAGGAGTCCACATGGCTAAATTTTCCATCGCACCAAAGCCGACGTTTGCCGTTGATGTGGCGATCCCACAGGTGGGTGGGGCTCCAGAGATGGTGCCGTTCACGTTCAAATACCGCGACCGCACGGCCTTGGCCGAACTGTTCGACTCCTGGAAGGCGAAAGCTGAGGCCATTGGCGAGCGGTTCAAGGGAACTGAGCCAACTTTGGCTGAGGTGACCGCGGCAGAGATTCAACAGGGCGTTGATCAGATCAAGGACCTGGTTGTGGCATGGGAGTTCGACGACGAGGTCAGCGACGAGTCGATCACCGCACTAGTGAAAAGCTGTGTCGGTGTCTCGGATGCTGTCGTGAAGGCCTACAGCGAAGCCTATGGCAAGGCCCGCCTGGGAAACTGACTGCCGCCGCCTGTGCGATGTACGAGCCCACCGGTTCAGTCGAACAGTTGGCTTTGTTCGGCTTATCGCCAGAGGACTACGACGAGACTTTCGAAGTATGGCCGGATAACTGGCCATCCTTTCTCGTCATGGAATCGATGGGTACTCAGTGGCGCACAGGCGTAGGCGGCGCAACAGGTCTTGATTACGGGGTTCTGCCGAATGTAATGCGCCTTCTCGGTATCCCGGCGAAGGACCGCCCGGGCGTGTTCCAGGACATCCGTGTCATGGAAGCTGAAGCCATCGCAGTAATGGCGGAAGCGCGAGAAAACAGCCCGTAATCACGGGCACTTATTCAAGGTGAGTCGATGAACATTGCAGAACTCGGCATCAAGGTCGACTCCGCTGATGCTGCTCAGGCTGCGACCGATCTCGACAAACTCACCAAGTCCGGCGAGCGAGCGGAGCAATCCGCTGTCGGCCTGATGAAAGAGATGGATGCACTGGAGAAGTCGCTGTCGAAAGGCGCGACCTCCACTCAGGAGCTGGCGCAACAGCGGGAAAGCCTGACCAAGCTGACTCAGACCGGCGCTTATGGTGAGGCGGAATTCGCAAAGATCACCGCGCAACTCGACAAGCAACAGGTGGCGCTGGTCAAGTCGACGTTGGATGAACAAAAGGCACTGAACAGCCTGCTGGGCGCAATCGATCCCGCTAAAGCATCCATGTCCAAACTGGACACCCAGGTTGAACAGTTGGGCAAGCATCTGGATGCCGGCCGAATCAGCCAGGACCAGTACAACGCTGCCCTAGGCAAGATCGACGGCAACTATGCAGCACTGGAAAAAACTGCCACCGGATTCGACAAGCTGCGCCTTGGCACCCGCCAGGCTCAGGAAAATGTTGTCCAACTCGGAAACGCCCTGTCCTCGGGCGACTGGGGTAGCGGTGTTCGTGCGGTCGCTCAGTTGGGCGCGGGCGCCGGCGCATCGGCTGCTGGCCTGCTCGCAATTCTGGCACCCATCGCGCTCGCCACCGCGGCGGTGGGCGCATTGGCCTATGCCTTCTACAAGGGCCGCGAAGAGCAGGATGCATACGGCAAAGGGCTCATCCTCACCGGCAACTCGGCTGGAATGAGTGCTGGGCAACTGGGCGAGATGGCGCGGCAAGTGAGCGCCACTGTTGGCGCGACCGGGAAAGCCGCTGAGGTTTTGGCGCTGCTGGCGGGCAATGGCAAGATCGCTGGCGAGAGTTTCACAGGTATCACCCAAGCTGCTGTGTCGATGCAGGAAGCGACCGGCAAGGCCGTCAGCGAGACCGTTGCCGAGTTCTCCAAGTTGGCTGACGACCCGGTCAAGGCATCTGCCGCGCTGAATGAGCAATATCACTACCTGACGGCCTCGGTTTACTCGCAGATCGCAGCACTGGAAGAGCAGGGTGATCACGCTGGCGCGGTGAAGCTGGCGACCGAGCAGTACGCGGACGCCATCAACGAGCGTACGCCGAAGATCCTCGAAAACCTGAGCTTCTGGGAGAAAGCCTATAACCAAGTAGCTCGCGCCGCCGACAATCTGAAGAACATCGGCAGGCCGGATATCAACTCAGATATCGAACAGGCTCAGCGCGACCTTACTCGCGTTCAGGCCGGTGATGTTGGCCTGTTCCAGAACAAGCAGGAGATGATTGAGTTCTACACCAATCGTCTCAACATGCTGGAAGACCAGAAGGCGGCCGAGGCTGACATCGCCAAATACGATGGTGATCAAGCGAAAGCACAACTCGCATCACAGCAGGCCATGGTCAAAGTCGACGCGCTCACCAAGTCGTCACTGACCAATGAGCAGAAGCGCGCCGAAGCGATCGAGGACTACAAGAAAAGCCTGGACGATATCCGGAAGGTCGACCCGAAAGACTCCCGACTTGATCCGGCGGCAGTCGCCAAGAACATCGCGAACATCAACGACAAGTTCAAGGACCCGAAGGTCGCCGCAGGTAGTGTCGACACCACCGGTTTCAACAACGCAAAGAACGCCTTGGCCGAAACGCTGGCCTACTACAAGAGCGCCGACAAAGAACTGGAAGCATCCCAGCGGGCGGGAGTGATCAGCCAGGCGAGCTACACCGAGCAGCGGATCAGCCTGTTGAAGCAGCAGGCCGGCGAAGTTGCCCAGGGTTATCAGGCGGAAATCGATGCGCTCGAGGCAGTCAAGGCCAAGAAGGGCACGACCGGCGCCCAGATCATCCAGATTGACCAGAAGATTGCCGATGCGCGCACGGCGATGGTCAAGGCGCAGCAGGATAGCGACAGCGAACTGGCGATCATCGCCACCAACGAGGAAGGGCGCCAGCGCAAGCAGACCCTGGCGGTCACAACCTACACCAGCGCCCTGCAGCAACAGGTCGACACGCTAAGGCAGCAAGGATTACGCGCGGCATCAAGCCTTGGCCAAGGTGATCGCCAGCGCGGGCTGACGGATCAGCAGAACGGCATCGATGATCGCTTCAACCAGCAGCGCTTGGAGTTGGCCAACCAGTACGGCGATGGCTCGCGCGGCATGAGCCTCGACGAGTACACCAAAAAGCTGGCCGCGCTCAAAGCCACTCAGCAGGATCTGCACGACATCGTGCAGGCCAATTACGACGACATGACCGCCGCCGAGGGCGACTGGAGCGCTGGCGCATCGTCGGCGTGGCAGAACTACTTGGAGTCGGCGCGCGACGTTGCAGGCCAGACCAAAAGCCTGTTCACCAATGCCTTCAGCTCGATGGAAGACGCGATCGTCAACTTTGCCATGACCGGGAGGCTGTCGTTCGCCGACTTCACCAAGTCGATCTTGGCCGACATGGCGCGGATCGGTACGCGGCAGGCGGCCTCTGGGCTGCTGTCGAGCATTGCCAGCACTGCCGCCAGTGCGTACTTCGGCGGCGATGCCCCAGTTTCGGCTGGTTCGACCCAGGCCGGCTATACGGGGAGCGATTTCTCGAGTTGGGTTTCTGGGCAAAGAGCCGCTGGCGGACCGGTCGCGGCGAACTCGCTGTACGAGGTCAACGAGCTGGGGCCTGAGCTGTACAACGAGGGCGGCCGGTCATTCCTCATGACTGGGGCGAATGGTGGCAGCGTAACCCCGCTGACCGCTGGAGGCGGACCAGGCGTTCAAGGTATGGGCGGTGGTGGCGGAGCTACACAAATCAGCGTGCAAGTGAATGTCGCCAGCGATGGCAGCACCAACGCAACGTCCAGCGATCCGTCGTTTCAGCAGTTCGGGAAAGAGCTTGGCGACTTCGTCGAGCAGAAATATCGACAGCTGCTGCGCAAGGATCTGGGGCAGGGCGGCAGCATAACCAGAGCAATCAAAGGGTGACAATTTATGGCGCTTGAGCGATTCATCTGGCGGATCGAGAAAGGGGCTGAGGGCGACATCAGTCAGCGGGTGCGCTCCAAGCAATTCAGCGACGGCTACAGCCAGTCAGTGTCGGATGGCATCAACAACAAATCGCAGTCCTGGCCGTTCAGCTACACCGGCAAGGCCGTCACGATCAAACAGATCATTGCCTTCCTCGACCGCCACGCAGGGGCGAAAGCCTTCCTGTGGTCGCCGCCTCTCGGCGAACTCGGCCTCTACAAATGCACGGGCTACAAGTCTGCGCACAAAGGCGGCGACGTCTACACGCTGACCGGCACCCTCGAACAAACCTTTCACCCATAAGGAACTGCCACATGGCATTGATAACGGACATCCAGAAGCTGGAGCCCGGCGGGGAGGTGCGGCTTTTTGAAATTGACGGTACGGAATACGGCGCCGACGTGCTGCGCTTTCATGGTCACGCCATCCCGCACACACCCGCCGAACTGCTGGCCTACGAGAGTTCAGTCGACGAACTGCCGGCGAAGTCGATCTGGTGGCAGGGCAACGAATACGCGGCCTGGCCAGTTCAGATTGAAGGCATCGGCGCGGACAGCAACGGCAGCGCAACTCGGCCCGTTTTCAGCGCTGGGAACGTCAACGGACGCATCACGGCGCTGTGCTTGGCCTTCGACGACCTTGCAAAGTTCACTCTCACGGTACGCGATACCTTGGCCCAGTACCTGGACGCGGCGAACTTCCCGAATGGCAACCCGACTGCTGACCCCACGCAAGAGGCGC